ATGCGCCTCAAAGAAGAGCGTGCTCGGTTGAATTACACACAGCAGAGGTTCGCAGCCATTGGCGGCGTTCTGGCGAATGCGCAGTCTAAGTATGAGCGGGGTGAGCGAAGCCCGAGCGCGCTATATTTGGCGCAGCTAGCTCAAGTCGGCGTCGACGTCTTATATGTGTTAACCGGTCAACGGTTAAGTCGCGCTGAGGACAGTGATTTTGGTGTGGCATTTAACGGATTACCCGCGCGCGAACGCAGGGTGATAGCTGAACTAGTTGAATGCATTACTAGGCGCGCTTGAGAGAAGAATCCAATGCCCAGCGCTTATGAACTCTGAATCTTTTTAGCGATAGCTTGCAGCTCGTCCCATGGCCTGTGTTTCTGACCCTGGTACCAGCAGCTCGGAGCGTGCAGGAACAGTTCGGTCTGATTGTTTTCACATTGTTGGGAACCGCAACTCCTACAGGAAACGACCCCTCCAGAAATTTGCCATCTACTATTCCAATTTATCAAATCGTCTTGCGCGGTCATGAAAATCTCTACAAACGCGTACTTTTTGTAAAGGATACTGGAGTCTGGCATTTGTTCCGCAAAATTTTGGCGGATAGCCCGCGTCACAACTGATTCTGATAACGCCACTTATGTAAAAAAGGCCCCTACACTGATATCAGGTGTGGGAGCCTTTTTTTGTGGGCATGGAAACCACTACCCCCCAGTCTGGTGTACCAGACGCCCTAGCACTGGTTTCACGCACTGACCGCCACCGGCTCGATAAGGATACGACCCGTGAAAGCTACGTTGGACCCTGACACGCAACACGCCTTAGAACTATTGTTGACCACCGCCCAGTACGACACTGAGCAAGGCCGTGTGGCGGCCAGCTTTCTGCTGAGCTGGTGGAACGATATCGACCCCCCCAGATTTGCCCTCACTGATGTTTGGGTTCTCAATCAAGAGCTGGCCCAAGCCTGCGCTCAGCTGTTTTCATGGCTGGCAGTTCACCATGTCCCCCCTGACCTCCTCGGCTTTCGCGTGCCCTTTGAAGCACTGGCCAGCGCCTGGCGGGACCGCGTATGAGCCTCATATTTTCCATTAGCGGCATCAGCCTCCCTGATCTGATCCGCACTAAACTGGCCAATCATCTAGCACGCTTGAGCCGGGCGGTGGATCTGCAGGCCCTCGACTTGGCGCAGGAACGCGCCGAAGGGTTTGTCGAAGGGGCAGAAGCCGCACGTGCGCTGACCCCATCTACCATTGAGGCGCTGTTTATCGCGGTCGAGGAAGCGGCGGCGCAACGTCGCCTGGAGCTGACGCCATGAATGGCGGGGCGATTCAATCGGATACCCTAAAAGCGTTGGTGGCCCAGCATGCGATCCGCGAAGCGGTGGTAGGCCGTGTCGCCGGTGATAACAATAAGTGGACGCTGTCCATTCGCCTGGGAGGTCCCACGGCCCGCTTGGTGCCGGTGCGTTCCCGGCGCGAGCCGTTACGCACCTGGGCGAGTCTGACGGCCGTAGGTCGCTTTGCCGATGGGGTGGGCCTGCGCGGATTTACGGTTGAGCTGTGATCGGCGAGAGATTGAGCGCGAGCTGCAACATCCCCACCACGTCGGGCCCATCCTCATTGATCCACGTTCCGTAGTGCTGACGGATCATGTTGCCGTTGGTATGCCCCATCTGTTCGGCGATCCAATCAATCGAGGCGATGCCTGTGGTCAGTAACTGACTGGCGTAGGTGTGCCGGCATTGACCTGGTCCACGATAACGAACCCCTGCAGCGAGTAGGTGTGCTTTGAAAAAACGGTCGCGTACGACAAAGTCGTTGGCGTGTGGCAGACCGCTTTTGGTATTCAAGAACACAAAATGCAGCGTATGCCGGCGTACCGTTTTGTTGTCCCGCTCAACAATCTCCACGGTTTCCGCATTCCGCTTTCGAGTCAGTGCATCGATCTTGCGCAGCGCGTCCCAAGCGGGAGCGAGCAGACGAACCTTGCGCATCGAGCGACGGGTTTTGGTGACTCGATAGGCGCCGCGTACCTTCGATCGGCGAAAAGTCACCGTCCCCTGTTCCAGGTCGACGTCTTCCCACGCCAAGGCGATGGTTTCAGAAACCCGGGGCCCGGCCCACAGCATGAATTGCACCATCAACAGTTCATAGGTGCGCGTGGTTGGCGTGTCCAGGATCTGTTTGATTTCGGCCCGGGTGAACGGGTCCGGCGCCTCGGGATCGGGCAGGCGCACCATCAAGCCCTCGGTGGGGTCATGGGCGACCTTCATTCGGGTACGGTAGAGGCGGAATACCTGGCGCACGTTGCTGATGATGTCGCGGATGGTCTTGTTTTTGAGTGTCTTGGACAGCGTGTCCTGAATCCACACCTGCAGGTCCAGGTGGTCGATTGCGTTGATCTGCACCTTGCCCCAGCGCGGCCGCACGTGCACTTCGGCCTTGTTGGCGTAGCCCCGATAACTGGAGGCCGCCACGCTGTTGGCCTTAATCCGCAGCCACAGATCCAGGTAGTGGCCGAAGGTGTTTTCCACGAGCCTGGCTGAGTTGGGAAAATGGCGCGCGTAATCAAAGGTGCCTGAGTCGATCTCGTATTCAATGATGGCGAGCAAGCGCTTGGCCTGGGCTACCGTCGCCGGTTTGTTTCCTCCTGGTATCGATTCACGGCATTTTTCGCCGTCGTATTGAAAATAGATTCTCACGGAATTACCGCGAGCTTCGACCCCACTCATGTAAACCCCTAACGCTGTGCTCGTATAACGACAGTCTGACGATCGGAAACAAAAAGGCCCGTTTCCGGGCCAAGTATCTGGAAGCGCATCTTCTGGTGGACGCGGCCTACCGTTTGGGCGTGTTGTTGCGTAGATGCGCGTTCTGCAGCTGGCGCCGCTGACTGCACTTGTCATGGTTACCTTGGGCGCGCCACCTGCCGCACTGATCGCAAAGGCTGGTGTAGTCGATGTTCCAGGGGAAGCGCCGTGCGGGTGTTGCTGCCGGACTATCAGACATTGCGCGATACGCCCCGGGTTGCCGGTTTGGCGAGCAGTTGCGCGACGACGGCGGCATCCGTTGCGCTGAGTTCGCCCAGGGTGCTGGCCATCTTGCTGAGGCTTTCGAGGCGGGTTCGTGATTCAGGGGTTTTGTGTACCAGGTAACCAATGACGGCCGCGCCGATAATCGCGGTGGCCACCAGGTGGCGTGCCGGTGTGGTAGCCTTCGCGCCGCTGCTGCTTAGGTTCTGTGCTTGCATGGTATAGCCCTCTGTTGCGGTTAGGTGTCGGGGAGCTGCAACTCCTCGGCACTGTTTCTTTTAAGGTCAGTCCTTACGGGCCAGGTGGATCACCAGGCCGTCAAAATCCGGCTCATGCTCAACGCATGATTGCCACTCCAACACCTTCAAAATCTGTTGCCTGCTGCAGTCGTCCACCAGGATTTCACGCTGGCCACCGGCTGCCCGGACTTCCAGAATCTCCAACAAACCATCTTCCCCATAAGCACCGGCCTGGATGATCGGCGCGCTCTCGCCGGTGAACTCCAGGCGGTCCTGCACGGACTGCAGCTTGCTTGTTTTGCCGTCGCCGGCATTGCCCATAAACACTTGGATCTGCATCTGTCTTGCTCTCCTTTACGCCTTGAATGTCCAGCACTTCACTGTGGTCGGCCGGGGTTGGGAACACGGGTTGCGGCCGTTGAAGGCAGCACGTACGGCGCTGTGTACGGCTTTGTTGCTATCCAGGAACTTGCGGGAACGGGACTCTTTGAGCAGGTCGCGCAACGTGGCCACGTCGGCCAGCTTCTGTTTGTGTTCGGCGGCGCGTTCGCAAAACTCGTTGAGGTTGATAGCGATCACGCTGGGATCGCTGCTGTGGTCGACCACGGGGTCTTCGCTCAAGGATTCGAGGTAGTCGTAGACCTCCCAAAACTCGGCCACGGCTGCGTGGTCGGAGCTGATCGAGGCCTGGCGCTCGATGGCCATCCGCACGATCTGGCGCTGGGTAGCAGCGACCTGGGGGTCACTCAATTTCAGTACCAGGCGAATGCCGTCCAGAAGAGAGAGCATTTGCGCGTGGTTTTTGCTGATGCGCTCCACGCGGATGTAGCCGCGCAGGTCATAGCCGCAACTGGTGCAATTCCCCTGGTCACTGGCATAGGCCGTGCTGCAGGCGAAGCAATGGGTGTGCAAACGGCGCAGTTTCGATTCGTGTTCGGGCATACGTTGGGCGAACAGCTCAAGCACCGCGGATTCTTTGCCCACGGCCCGCAACAGGAAGTGGCTGAGGGTGCCGCCGTTCAGGGCGTTGAGTTGATCCGCTGCAGCACGGCTTTCAGGTGTGACGGTCGGGCGCACGAAGTGCAGCTTCACAATGCGCGTCATGATTGCCTCGTGAGCGACCACAGCTGCGTTCTGGCTGATGGCGATCGTTCCCCGGAATGGTGGCTCGTACGTTTCGTTGCCGGCGGTCTTGACGCCTTTGGTGGCCAGGGTGCCGCCACCGTAGAAGTCTTTCAGCTCGTCCCATTCGAAGGTTTTAGCGTGTGCCCGATCATCGCCGTGGCGATCCGCTTCCAGGAACACCACCGGCATGCCGGAGACCTGGCCCATCAGGCGAGAGCGCCCGGCCTTGGTAGATTTCATAGGGTCAAATCCTTCGTAGCCTTCGCGGCCCAGCAGTTTCCAGAGGAGGTTCAGCAGGGTTGTTTTGCCGGCGCCGGCCTCACCCGTGGCTTCCAGGAACGGGAAGGACTGGTAACGGGCGCGGATCTGTTCGCAGTACAGCGAACCAAAGAAGAAAACCAATGCGACGAAGCCCTGGGCGCCGAAGCAGGTCCACAGCAATTGCACCCACTTCTCGTCAAAGGCCTTGGCTTCGCGCTGCAGCTTGATCGGGACGCCTTTCTGCAGGGTTTTCAGGCGCAGCTTGCCGAACTCGAAATAGTCTTCACTGTTGACCTTGTAGGTGGTGCCGTCCTTGATCGCGATGTCGCCGTAGACGTAGCAGGCGTACTCCTTGCTGTAGCCCACGTAGTCGATGGTCGAAACGGTTTTGATGCCGAACAACTGATCTTTCATGAGCTTGTCGAGCTGCTGGCCACTGCCGGTAAACATTGCACCCGCCGCCATACCGAGCAGCCGCTTTTTGAATTCGCTTGCGGCCGACAGCTGGCCGCTGGTGAACGTGTTTTTCACGCTTTCGGAGTCGTGGGGGAAGTCCACGCGCATGTAGTACCAGGACTCGTCTGTTACCTCGTTGCGTTGGAAATACAGGGCCTGGGGGTAGCAGTTGGCAATCTCCACGACGCTGCCGGACTGCTGCAGTGCTTTTTCGCGTTGCTGCGCCTGGTTGAGCAGCTGGTCGTCGTGGTTCTCGCTGTCCTCGATGTCGGACATGGCGCGGTTGAATTTCTCCATGTCCAATTTGAACCAGTACAGACGGTTGCCGAAGCCCAGGTGAAATTCCCCGCGCTTGTTCCAGTCGTACATGAGCAAAGCCTTTTCCGCAGCGCTCTCGGCCAGCAGCAGGGCACCCTGGTGACGCGCTTGCTTGAGGTCGGTGGCGATCTGGTCAGCACGTTTGGTTTCGTCCTGGATGAAGTTCCAGCGCTGGTGAAGATCGTTCCAGTCAGACTTGCGGCCGTCGCGTTGCGGGATCTGCGCGGACTCGCAGATGAAGCCCAGGGCACGGGCTTCGCGCACCCAGCGCCGGGTGTAGGCGTTTGCGCTCGGTTCATTGTCCAGAGCCCAAATCAGTTTGGGCAGCTTCCCGCCTTCCCGGGTTTTAACCAGCTCCTTAAGCGAGTCCCCAGGGAATGCATTGGAGGACATGGCCGATACGGCGGCAATGTCGTTATGCACCAGGGCGATGGCGTCGAAGATCCCTTCAACGATCCAGATTTCCTTGGCCTCAAGCAGATCGACGCAGGGCGGGCACCACCAGACGCCGCGATAGCTGTCCTTGGACTTGAAGCGAGCCTTCATCTTGCCGAAGCGGTGCGGCTGATCTATCAGTCGCTCCCACCAGCCACCTTTATCCAGGGCGAAGCGCACGGTCGCGCTGCCGGCGTTGTGTTCGACGGAATAGAACGTTTCCTGGGTGAACCATCCCTGGATCAGCTCAAACCGAAAGCCCCGGGCGAACTCCAGGTAAGCGCGTGCGGTGGCGTTGGGATGTTGGTCTGTCGCCGGCGCACGTTTGCTCCAGTCTTCAAACAGATCGTCGTACAGCTCTTTCACGTGCAGGGTGTGGCCACACTTTTCAGGGCGACCACAGATGACCATCCATGGCGTGTCAAACCGGGAGTACAGCTCCTTTTTTTTGCACTTGGGGCAGGTGCCGCCGCGCATGTAATCGGTGCCTGTGCGGTGCTTGAGCCCGAAGTCGGACTGGAGGCGTTGCAACACGTCGTGGCGAAGATCTTCTTTCATGGGGTTACTTCACTGCTTTGAGGCTGTGGGACAGGGCTGCCATAAGGCGTTTTTGCGCAGCCATTACCGGGACGTGAGCGAGAATTGCGCCGTGGCGCAGACCGTCCGCAACAAGGCGAAATTGGTCGGCGTACCAATAGTCGTTGAGGCTCAAGCGATACTGTTCGCGCAGGTTGGCCAACAACGCTTCGGCCTCTGCGGGTGGCAGTTGGGTGGTGACAATTACGGCGGTTGCCATCGTGAAGCCTCGTTTTTGGGCGCAGCTCACCCAAACCCACGGCAGGTAGGCTCAGGACATTGGTAAAGGGGTGTTAGGTAGCGGGGGTAATGCGAGTGGCGCGGCCGGCAGCTATCAGGTGTTCATAGATCAGGTGGACAGGCACTGACCAGGTGCAGCCGCGTATAGGATCGGTGATGACCACCGCATCTGATTTGCTGGCTTTGAAGTCGATCTGTTGTCGAACATTGATTTCGGCAAGATCTCCCAAAGCCTCACAAGTAATTCGAATCGCAAACGGTTTATCGGCCTGGAAGCTATCCACCAGGTGGTTGACAGTCCGTTCAATAAATTGACCCTGATCGCCCAGGTGTTCGGCTTGATGGCGTTCCAGAAATGCGAGTGCAGCGGCCCGGATGGTGCTGCGATAGTCCATGTCCGTGGAGGCGTTATTCATTTGGCTTTCCCCGATTTGACGCGGTAGAGATCGATCGCTGCATAGACTTCAGCAGTACGTGCTGCCATGTGCAACGTGTGGGCGTTCTGAATCAATTCGGCTTCGGCGTCAGTGATCACACCGTCTTCAAGCGCCTGGGCAATGGCTTGATCAACCGTTCCCTGTTTGGCCGAACTCTGCATAGCCCGTGCATACATCTCCACGTTGTCCAGGTTCTCGGGGTGGGTAACTGGTACGAACATTCCCCCGTACATCGCCGCCACATAGTTGGGAAAGTGCTGGGTGCCGGTGACTTGCTCTAGCTGGAAAATCTGCGCATCCGTCAACGGACGACAGTTGTTGTTCTCATATGCGTGGTTATCAAACTTCTTAAGTGGCAGGCCGATCCTGGCGGCGGCACATTCGCGGCCACCTTCGAAGGTGCAAATAATTGCACTGACGACTTCGCGGCGAGTTTTTAGAACCTGGCTTTCCATCTTCTGCTGTTCCTTCAGGGCGCTGGCCATTACTGTGCGATCACGCCGTCTTTGATGCCTAGTAGTACGGCGGCGCGATGTGCCTCCCCACGGCGACCTTTTCGACGACCGTTCAAAAGGTCGCTGACCAAATTCTTGTTCAGATCATGGGTGCGACTAAATTCGGCAATGCTCATACCTTTCCTATCAAGCGCGGCGCGGGCTTGCTCGGGTGTAACTGGCGCGGGCATAGTGTTCACTCCTGTTGAAACGGGTTGTTTTGTGTTCATTGGAGGTGATTATGCACTTAAATTTGGTCTTGTACAGGGTCTTAGCTTGAAAAATTGTGCATCCGATTCAGGGAATGAAGGTTCTGTAGGTAACCGTTTGCGCGAAGAACGCATACGGTTGAGCTTGAGTCAGGAGGACTTAGCACAGGCAGGAGGTGTGAATCGAAACACTCAAGGTAGCTATGAGCGCGGTGGACGGAACCCGGATACCTCATACCTTGCGGGCGTAGCGGCTCTTGGAGTCGATACGGTCTATGTGATTTCTGGGCAGCGTCTGCTAAGCACGGGTTTAAACGAGATTGAAAGCAGAGTGGTCGAGCAGTTTCGCAGTATCCCTGATGATGATCAGCGGACAATTGTCCGAATTTTAAGGGCCATGGCTGATGACGTAGCACGACACCCCAAATAGCGGGTGGTAGAGTTTTCATCATTTCTCAACCTACTCCTTTCAAAGTTTTACGTGGTCGATACCTTCGATTCAGCAATGCATATATGGAGAAACACGCATGTTGGATCACGTTCAAATTGACTGCCTTACCTCGACCACCGACGATCTCGACTGGAGCAACTTAAACGACCGTGAGCGTCGTTTGATTCGGCTCTTTCGCTCGATGAACGATGGCGATAAGCAGAAAATCCGCCGAGTCACGGAAGTTATCGTGATGAGTTACGGGGGCGATGACCGACTGTAACGATCTGCACTTACCCGCCGGCCTCTCGCGTCGGCGGTCTGTACATCAAGCCGAAGGCCGCGAACTCAACCTGTCGAAAAGCTCGCGTTGCTGAGCCATCGGCATTTCCTGCAGACGATCTATCAACATCCGTTCGAAGGTTTGAGCTGATGGGCTGATGGTGTGTGAAAAGGTGAGATTTGCTACCCAGGTGTGCCCGCACTGGGCATCAAGGCATTGGCAGTAGAGCTTTGAGAAATCCTCAGATAGCGCCTCCCTGGACGCTATCCTTCCCTTGTGCCCGCATTTACAAGTTACTCGCATGTTTCCCTCCCCAGGGTGTAGCAAGGCGCCACTATTTTGGCAGAATAAACAGTGTTTAATGCTGTTTGTTTGTGTTTATGTAGTTGAATTGTCTGGTGTTTTTTGATTTCTCCAGGAAAATTTTCGATCTTTTCTAAGAGTGTCATTCAACTGGTCGAACAATTGGCAAATCGGCCTGATCTCATTGCTGGTGTACACGCGATCAATCTTTTCAATGTCCCCAAACCCTCCGCTGTTTTCCGGGATGATCCCGGCCAGGGCAGGGTTCATTCGCCAAGCGGCGATCACGTCGTTGCGCGTGATGTTTTTCACCTTCTCCAGCTCGTCTTTGGCCTGGAAATCACCCACGGGGATGATCTGAATAGCGTTTTCTTTGCCGTTGGGGATGTTCACAAACATCGAGCGAAAGTTACCCACACCCTTACTGGCGCTGATTTGGGCGCGCAGGTTGTCTTCGTCTTCCTCGGTCAGGTCCGGGTCGTTGGTGTAGAAGATGTAACCCGCGTGCGCGCCGTTGCTGTAATAGCGCCGGCGGAACAGGGTCGCGGCTTCGTTGAGCAATAGCGCCTGCAGTCCGCCCAGGTAGTCGGGCACGCCGTAGATGTTCTGTTCCACGTCGTAGTCCAGGACGTGTTCGATTTCATCCTGGTTGAAGTCCATGTACTTGCTGTCGGGTAGCAGCATTCTGAAACCGCCGTCGACCTTCACCCGCATGTTGATCGCCGGTAGGTGCTGCATCTCCAGGACTTCGCCGAAGGCGTTGGTATCGCGGTAAAAATACGCCTCGCCAAACACCATGTAGTCCAGGCTGGCCCGCCCCATGGTCTGCGTGCTGCAGCCCTCGGACGGGATGAATTCACGCAGCAGCAGATTGCGCTTGAACTTGGGAATGGCGCCGTGGTGCGCGTTGGCGCGCAGCAGTTTGGCCAGGCCCGCCCGCGACACTGGCGGCTTGTAGATTTCGCCGTCGTCGCTGAGAAACACCCCCAGGTACTCGCCGATGTTGCCGGACAGCACCTGTTCGGGTTCCCCGAAGGTGAACGCCCGCATGGGCTGCGGCTGCTGCACCTGTTGGCTGGCTTGGGGTTTTTTGTGTCGTGGCTTGGGCATTGGTTCCGCTCGTTACGTAGCGGCTACGGCGCCGCTTGTTGGTGTTGAGGGGTTCATTGAACAGGGCGTGCATGATCGACCAGGCGATATCGGCGTGGCCGGTGGCGTCGGTGCGCGAAGCGCTGTAGGTGACTTGGCCGCTGTTCGTGGTACCGCGCTTGATGGTCAGGAACGCCTGGGCGATGTCGGTCCAGCCGGCGTCCCACTCGATGCGGCTGCCCTGAATCGTGTCCTGAGCCTTGAGTACCAGCAGGTTTTTAGTCTCAAGGCTGTAATGGATTGGCGTCGCTTTCGGGTAGAAGTCGCGCACCAGGTCGAACACGCCATAGCCCACGCCGGTGATATCGATGCCGATGTGCTGGACGTTGAAGCGCTCGGTGAGCTTTTTGACCTGGGCGGCCTGGTAGTTGAACGAATGCCCCCGCCAGCTGTGCTTTTCCAGGATGCGGAATTTCGCCCCGGGTTCCAGTGGCGGGGCGACCACCACGCACGTCGCGTCGTCGCGGGTGCGGCTCGGATCGTAGCCAAGCCATACGGGGCTGTTGCCGAATGGCCGATCCAGTTCCGGGTTGTAGTCTTCCCATAGCGATAGATCGGAGTAGCAGCGCTCCAGATCCTTGAGGCCGAACGCGCTCTGGCTGCTGTCGATGAACTTGCAGTAAAACAGCTGCTGGAATTTGTCTTCGTCGTACTCCAGCTGCAGCTGCTCTAAGTCGAACAGGTCGCAACCGCCATCGATCGCATCCTGGATGGTGATGGTCTTGCGCCATTGGCCATCGGGGCACAGTGCGCCTTGGGTGTACGCCGCCTCGATGGGCCAGGTACCGCCGGCCTTCTTGCCGCGTTTGCTGTTGCGGAACTCCTCGCCCGACCAGAAAGGATATGCCTGGTGCGACACTGCGCTGGGCGTCGAAAAGTAGGTTTTGCGCCACTTCTTGTGTGTGCCCATGGCGCTGGCCACGGTGCTGAGTTTTTCGAAGTCACGTATCCAAAAATACTCATCCACGTACACATGGCCATGGTAGCCCTGGGCGGTGCTGCTGTTGGTTGACAGGAAGCGCAGCTCGGCGCCGTTGCTGAGAGCAATCGGGTTACCGGTTAGCTCAATGTCAAACCATTGCTTGGCGAATTGGATGATGTAGCTGCGGAAAATCTCCGACTGCGAGCGGCTGGCTGACAGGAACACCTGGTTGTCTCCAGTCAGCACCGCATCCATGAACGCTTCGCCGGCGAAGTAGTAGGTCAGGCCTACCTGGCGGCTTTTCAGGATGTTGCGGATACGGCAGGTCAGTGGGTTTTGCTTGGCCGCGAACAGCTCTTGCTGATAGCGGTACATCTTGCTGATGAACTTATCCAGGAAATCGACTTCGGTTAGCCCGCTGATGTCGTTCTTGGCCTTCTTTTCCTTTTTCTTGCCGCCACCTTCGCTACGGCCCGAACGCTCGCCACGTGGGCCTGGGCGACGTTCCTGTGGCTCGCCGTCAGATTCCCCGGGGGTCGCCGGCAACGGTTTGACCGCTTGCTTTAACAGGCGCTCGCGAACGGTCGTCAACCGGTCCAGCTCGTTCAGTTCGTCTTTGTTCAGGCTGCCGGCTTTGTCGAGCAGTAGGGTGATTCGCCGGCCAACAGCGGTCAGCGGTTCCTCGTCCGACAGCATGTCCTCCCACCCGCCCTGGCGTATCCAGTAGTAGACGATTCGGATGTTGGGCAGGTTGAGCTGCGCCTGAATTTCCTTGGCCTTACAGCGGCGCAGAAATAGGCGTTTGGCGGCTTCTTTAACTTCGGTCGAGTAGTACATGGGCCGCAGTCTATGCGGCGAAATCGCTGGAAACGCGGGGTTAAATTCCGTGATCCGCCTATATCGCGAATATAGGAGAAACGCGCATTTGAACCGTTTGTTTGAGGGCTGACGGCTCCCTATCTTGGCGGCTCATTCAGCGATTGAGCGCAGTTAAACCCATGCCCCGTTCCCTTGTTTCGTTCTGGAAACGTGTCGCCACCAGCGGAGCCACCGTTGATGGGCGCGTAATCCTTCCCCAGGAACTGCGCGACATCGCTGAAACCTACAAACCGTCCTTCTACACGGCGGTGATCTGGTGCGACCACGAACGTTGGCCAGGCTCCCACGGCACCGTATACGCGGTGCGTCTGGTGGAAGAAGCCGAAGACCTGGAACCCGGCGAAGTGGCGCTGGAAGCGCAATTGAAGCCCAACGACCGCCTGCTGTATCTGAATGACCAGGGCCAGAAGCTGTTCAGCAGCATCGAAATTACTCCGGACTTCCGTGGCAAGGGCAAAGCCTACCTGACTGGTTTGGGCGTTACCGACCAGCCTGCCAGCGTGGGTACTCAGGAACTCTACTTCTCCCACAAGAACAACCGCGCCTCCTACTACGCCGCGTCGGTCGAACTCGGCCGCCTGCAGGACGACAGCCCAAACACCGCCGAAACCGGACTGATCGATGCCCTGACCGGCTTCTTCAAGCGTTTCGCGGCAGGTGGGCTGCCCACCGAAACCATTCCACCCAACACAGAGAGCAAACCCCCAATGGATGAAGCTACAGCAACGGCTTTGACGGCCCTGGTGGAGCAGCTGCTGGTTGTCGCTGCCGGCCTTCAAGCCGTTATCGAGCCCGCCGCCGCCGATGCGCCTGAACCCGATCAAGACCTGATCGATGACGTTAGCACGGCCGTGGACGAGATCGTGGCTACCGCCGAGCAAGAGCGCGAATTCCGCCGCCAGAGCAAGGGCAACCAGTCCGTACTTGCCAAGCTGGATGCACTGCAGAAGCAGTTCAGCGCCCTGCAGAACAACTCAACCGGACGCCAGTTGCCGCGCAATCCCGGCCCGGTAACCACCGTCAAAAAGCGGGTGCTCTGACATGGCTTATTCACTGAGCGCCTACGGCGCCAAGATGTACGCCGAACTGCAGCTGGCCATCGCTGAAAGCTACGGCGTGGAGTTGGCCAGCAAGCACTTTAGCGTCGACCCGACCATTGCCCAGGAGCTGAACGACGCCATCACGGCTAAGTCGGACTTCCTGGAGCGGATCAACGTCATTCCGGTGACCGAGATCAAAGGCCAGAAGGTCTTCATTGGCGTGTCGGGGCCGGTCACTGGTCGCACCAACACCAAAACCAAGGACCGCGAAGCCAAAGACGCGTCGGCCCTGGATCAGTCCACCTATGAGCTGTCTTCCACCGAATCCGATGTGGGGCTGCCGTACGCCAAGATTGACGCCTGGGCCAAGTTCCCAGACTTCCACCAGCGTTATTCCGCTGCTGTGCAAAAGCAGATCGCGCTGGACCGCATCATGGTCGGCTTCCATGGCACCCACGCTGCAGTGCAGACCGACATCGAGCAATATCCGATGCTGCAGGACGTCAACAAAGGCTGGCTGCAACAGGCCCGTGAGCAGATCCCGGCCCAAGTTCTGAAGGAAGGCAAGGAGACCGGCAAGGTCACCCTTGGCGCCGGTGGCGACTATGCCAACCTCGATGCCCTGGTGCACGACACCAAGCAGTTGGTGGACGAGCGTCTGCGCGATGCAGGCGACCTGATCGCGATCATCGGCACCGACCTGCTGGCCGCCGACAAGGCCAAGCTGTATTCGAAGCAGGGCGACACCCCGACCGAGAAAGAGCGCATCGAAGAAGCCCAGGTGATCGCCACCTATGGCGGCTTGCCGAGCTTCAGCGTGCCGTTCTTCCCGGTCAACGGTGTGGTCGTCACCAGTTGGGACAACCTGTCGATTTACTTCCAGGACTCCAGCTGGCGCAAACAGACCGTCGACAATCCAAAGCGCTCCCGCGTTGAGGACTACAACAGCCGCAATGAAGGTTATGTGATCGAGCAGCTGGAAAAGTTCGCCATGACCGAAAACGTGGAGCTGGTTGCGTGAGTCTGGCACTGGCGCACAAGCGCCGCACCATCGCCCTGGGAGGCGCCGCCGTTGTAGCGGCTGCCGTCTCCGCAGCTCTGCCTTACTCGCCGGCGGAAGCCCTGAGTAGCCCCGCCAATGCACGCAAGCACTTGCTACTGCAGGAAGCCGCATTGGACCAGGACCTGGCGCGACTGAGCGACCTCAAGAACCTGGCCAGCAAACAGTCGCTCAAGCGCGAAGAGCTGCTGCCCAAGTATCAGGAGTACGTCCAGCGTTATTGCGAATCGGGGCTGAACTTCCCGAACCGTGTTGCGGTGCAGGTCATGGTCTGGCTGTTCGATACGGCCCAGTTCGATGACGCCTTGGAGCTGGCCGACTTCCTGATGGAGCAGGGCCAGCCGATGCCGGAGCGCTTCAGACGCCGGGATCTACAGACCTTTGTAGCTGACGCCGTATGTGAGTGGGCCTACGCCGAATACAAAGCCAACCGCAGCCCAGAGCCTTACCTCTCTGACCTGCTGCCCCTGGTTGACGGTAAGTGGCAACTGACGGAGCAGATCCCGAGCAAGTACCACAAGTTGATCGGTATGCGCGCCATGGAGGCAGGGCAGTTTGAGGTCGCACTCAAGCACCTGGAGCGCTCAACGGAGCTGTACGCCCAGGCCGGCAACGACACCCGCATCGAAAAGATCCGCAAGGCCCTGGCAAAACAAGCGGCCGCTAACCCGGCCACCGAGTAACCGACTACCCCCCCCAGCGGGGACCTGTGGAAGTGAGCCGACCATTTATGGCCCGTACCACTGAAAACAGGCTCCCCGCCCTATTTGAGCGCCCAGCAATGAGCTTTTCCGGTAGACCCACCAATCTGGTGGAACAGCAGATCGAGAACGACGGCTTTTGGCCGAACCTCTCCGTGTCTGAATTCCAGAGGGGGTATCGCCTGCCGGCGGAGTATGTGCTGGACATGCTGGGCGCTGACCTGACCACGGCGATGACCGAGGTCAATGCCGACCTGGCCGAGTTAAAAGCGCGCTGGCAAGGCCGTGGAGTGTCAAACGTTGAGTCTGCAGACACCACGGTCCTGCCGGAGCGCACCTTTCAAGCGGCGACGTACAAGCGTGCCGTGTACTGCCGAGCCAAGGCCAGTTTGTTGACCCAGTTCGCAACCATTATCCGCCGTGACAGCGCGGAGAACCTGGGCAAGGAGTTGCCCGATCGCCCGGAAACCTTCCTGGCTTTCAGCCAACAGGCTGTGCGCTCGCTGCAGGGCCGTGGCCGCATCACGGCGGCGCTGCTATGAACAAGCTGCGCGCCCTGACCGCCTACCTGATCGGCCTCAACCTGGTACTGCCTGAGCAGATCGACAGCTGGGCCGAGCAGGTCAACCTGGATCTGATCTGGAAGGACACCACCCAAGGCCTGCACATGGGCGATATGCGTTATCGCGCCGTGTTCGTGATCGAGCGTTTCGGCGGCAACCCGGCGTTGCTGATGGCGCTCCTGGGCGGCTGGTTGGAATCCAACGACCCCGACCGGGACGACGATCTGCCGTCGCCGACATTCGCCGTCGACCAGGTCACCCCGGACGAAGCGGACTTGGAACTGACCTTGGAGTTTGTCGAGCCGCAGCACTTGGCCGAAGACCCCAACGGCCTGGTCGACGCGTTCGGGAAAAAGTGGGGCCTGGTCGCCTTCGATCTGTGGACCGCTGAACATGGCGAGGTGCAAAACCGTGGCGCGTAGCACTTTCGAGCTGGACGTACGTGGCCACCTCGGTGTTCGCGAACAACTCGCCCTGTTGAGCCTGCCCCCGCAGCTGCGCCGGCGTTTGCTGAACAACGTCACCAAGCGCGTGCGCACCATGAGTCGTAAGCGCATTCGTGAGCAGCGCAACTTGAACGGTACGCCCTTCGAGACACGCAAGGGCGACGGCAAGGGAAAAAAGAAGATGGAAGCCGGCCTGGGCAAGTTGCTCCAGGTCACCAGTGTGAGCGCGGATGCCGCGACCCTGGGCTGGCGCAACGGCCTTACCGGCTGGGTTGCTGCACAGCAACACCACGGCGCAACCGAGCGCCGTACTGCAGCGCAGATGCGCCGGTGGAACAAGGTGCCCGAGGGCCTGGCCGCGACGGACAAACAGGCAAAACGCCTGCGGCGACTGGGTTTCAAAGTGCGCCAGAAGGGCAAGAAAAGCCTGGCCCGGCCAACCGTCGCCTGGATTCAAGAACACGTGAACTACGCCAAGGCAGGCCTGCTGATACGCATCCTGTCCGACGAAAAAGCCGAGGGCAACGGCGCGCAAAGCTGGGAAATCACCCTGCCAAAGCGCCAGTTCCTGGGCGTCAGCTCCGATCGGGATACCAGCTTGCTGGTTAACCAGGTGCTGGAACAAATCCTCAACTCCCCCAAATAACGAGGCCCTGCATGGCACTTGGCAAAGTCAGCGTCAACAATCTCAACCTCGGCCAGGGCGCCGTGACCGAGATCGAGCGCTATTTCCTGTTCATCGGCCCCGGCGCGAAGAGCGTCGGCAGCCTGATCGCCCTGAATACCGACAGCGACCTGGACGAAATGCTGGGTCAGCCGGTCAGTGATTTGAAAACCCAGGTCGCAACCGCCAAAGCCAATGGCGGCGATCGCTGGGCATGCCTGGCTGCGCCTGTCGCTGCAGATGGCACCTGGACCGAAGCCCTGGAAGCAGCGCAACAGCAGGGATATTCCGTTGAAGCGGTGGTGATTACCAAACCTGTGGCCTCTGGTGCCGAACTCTCCGCGATGCACGACGCGGCAATTGCGGTCAGCAACACGTACGGCCGTCGGATGTTCGTGATGGCCAGCACTGCCGGCATCGTCGCGGAGCAGTCCTGGTCCGACTACGTGAAAGAGCAGAAAGCGATCACCAAAGACCTGGCCGCGCCGCGTGTCCTGGTTGTGCCCCAGTTGCACGGCAATGACCTGGGCGTCTTGGCTGGGCGCCTGGCCAATGCCGGCGTCAGCATCGCTGACAGCCCAATGCGTGTGGCCACCGGTGCCGTTATGGCCCTGGGTAACGTACCCAAGGACAAAGACGGCGTGCCGTTGCCATCGGCAGTCCGCTCGGAACTCGACAAAGCCCGCTTTTCGGTTTCGCAAACCTACCCCGACTACCCGGGTGTGTTCTGGGCTGACGGCAACATGCTCGATGCCCCAGCGAGCGACTTCCAGGTTGTGGAGTACCTGCGATTGGCCGACAAGGCCGCGCGCCAGGTCCGTCCGCTGTTGATCCTGCGTGTTGCCGATCGGCGTTTGAACAACACGGCCAACAGCATGGCGGCCGCTGTCAGCGCCTTTATGAAGCCGTTGCGCGTGATGGCCAAGTCCACGACGTTCGCCGGCCAGGTGTTCCCGGGCGAGATCGAGTCCCCCAAAGACGGCGACATCCAGCTGGTCTGGCACACCAAAACCAAGGTCGAGGTGTACATCAAGATCAAGCCCCTCAATTGCCCGAAAGACCTCACGGCGAATATCGCCCTGGACCTTTCCAACGACGATTCGGAGTAATCCCGTATGTCCCGTATTGGCGGTAAAAACTTCGACATCAACCTGGGCGACCTGCAGGTCCACGTCGAAAGCTGCACCCTGGATATCACCGATAACACGGCCGTGGCACAAAGCCGGGGCGTGCCCAACGGCCATGTCGATGGCGACGTGGCAGCCAGCGGTGAATTTGAGTTCGATACCAGCAACTTCAACCTGCTGATTGAGGCCGCACGCACTGCCGGCAGCTTCCGCCAGTTGGAGCCCTTCGACTCGGTGTTCTTTGCCAAGGCCGGCGAGGAAGAGCTGCGCATTGAAGCCTTCGGCTGCAAATTGAAGGTGTCCAGCCTGTTGAGTGTCGACCCTAAAGGCGGCGAGAAGTCCAAACACAAGGTGCCGTTTGACGTCACCAGCCCGGACTTTATCCGCGTCAACGGCGTGCCGTACCTGGCGTCGGCTGAGATCGAGGGTCTGCGCTGATGGTTTGCCCGTTCGATCGCGCCCAGGCCCTGGAACAACGTCAGCGTGATGCTGCGATCGCGGCCGCTCGAGCTACCGCGCGGCCGAGCGGGCCAAGCCTCACCCACTGCAAAGATTGCGATAAGCAGATCCCGGAAAAACGCCAGGCGCTGGGTGGCATGACCCGTTGCGTGCCGTGCCAAACCATTTTTGAGAAAGAGGTTCTGCGATGAGCGCGGATCAGGTCGCCCAGGACACTGCCATTGCTCTGGCCAAGGTGTCGCCCGCAATCGGCGTGGCCGCTACAGGTGTAACGGGAACCGTCGATTGGTCGGCGGTGGCTTACATGCTGACCGCGCTCTACATGGTGCTGCAGATCCTTCTGCTGGTTCCCAAGTATCGCCAGATGCTGCACGACTGGAAGGGCAAGTCGTGAACCTGCGTATCAAGATCGCCACCGGTGTCCTGGTGCTGGCCAGTGCTCCTTTGCTCGCTTTTCTGGGCAAGTGGGAAGGGGAGGGCCAGAACGTCGTCTACGCCGACCAGTTGGCCCGTGGCCTGCCCACCGTGTGCAAGGGCATTACCCGCTACACCAGCCCGTACCCGCTGATCGTCGGCGACTACTGGTCGCCGGCGCGCTGCGCCGAGGTGGAGCAGCTGGTGGTCGAGAAAGGCCAACTGGCGCTGGCTGACTGCCTGACCAATCCCGCGATCGGGCAGAAGACCTTCGACGCGCTGAGCAGTCATGGCCACAACTTCGGCGTGTCCAGCACGTGCGCCAGTCGTGCAGTTGGCCTTATCAATGCCGGCAAGATCGCCGAGGGCTGTAAGGCGCTGGCCTGGGGCCCCGATGGCAAAAGCCCGGTGTGGTCGTCGGTCACCGATGCCCAGGGCCGCAAGCGTTTCGTGCCCGGGCTGCATGCGCGCCGGCGGGCGGAAGCCGCGATGTGTGCAGACGGCCTATGAACATGCGTGATGCGCCCTTCCTACTGCTGTTTTGCCTGTTGGTTTGGGCTGGCTATGACCGTATTGCTGGCCAGCGCGACCAGGCGCGGGGCGAGCGTGACAGTGCTTTGTTTGAAGTGACGGGTCTTCGTGAAGCCGCCCGAGTCAGCGGGGAAATGCTGGCAGAGCGTGACGCGATCGACCTTAAACGAACCCTGGAGCTTGACCATGAACGCGCTTCAAACCTTGAGCTGCAGCGCGCTGTTGACGGTCGCCGTCAGCGGCTGCGCGTCAACGCCACCTGCAGCGCCGCCGGCACCGAAAAAGCCAGCGCCGGCAGCGTGGCTGATGCAACCACCGCCGAACTCGCAGCAAACGCTCGACCGGATTATTTCACCCTCAGAGATCAGCTTGCCCGCAGCAAGCAAATGATCCTGGGCCTGCAGGACTACGTGCACCAGGTCTGCCTGCGCTGACCTGAACCCACTTCAAACCAACCACCACAACGGATACGAACATGAGCCAGACCCAAGCCCGCGACATCACCCTGGAAATCGGTACCAAGGAATTCACCTTCACTCTGACGCCACAGGACGTGACGAAATACTTCAACGCCATGACCGCCAACAACAAAGTCGCACCGTCTTTCAACCTGCTGAGCAGCACCGTGCTGCCGGCAGAGAAGGCCGGTCTGCGCGAACTGCTGGCTAACCCCGTGATGACCATGCAAGTCGCCGGCGCGCTCCTCGAGGAGTACTCGCCCGACGTCGAGATCATCGTAAAAAAGCCCTTGAGTACGCTGAGCGCCTGACCGAGGACGGCCTGGGCCAGTTGCTGGCCCTGACCAACCGTTGGCTACCTGGTGCCGAGCCCAGCATTGAGAACATGGGCACGGCCAAGTGGCTGGAAGACGAACACTGGAAACGCATGGAATTTGCCGTAGCAAACGGCATTGCCCATGCGTTGAACGGATAGGAACCACATGGCCGATCGTAGCGCCCGCCTGGACTTCATCCTCGCCCTGACCGACAAGGTGACCGCACCTTTGGGCAAGGTGAAGATGGGCTTTTCCGAGCTGACCGAGCAAAGCGAAAAGAACATCAAGACCATGGGCATGGGCCTGGCCGGTGTGACGGGCGCTTTTGTCGGCATCAACCAATCGCTGCAGCCTGCGCTGGAAATGAACCGCGCCCTGGGCGAGGTCAAATCCCTGGGCGTGGCCGAAGACGCGCTGACCGCGCTGAATCAGAAAGCCCTGGAGTTCTCGGTGAATTATGGCGAGAACGCCCGGGATTTTGTGGCGTCGGCCTACAGCATCGAGGGTGCTATCAAGGGCCTGACCGGCAGCCAGTTGGCCACTTTCACCAACACCAGCAACCTGTTGGCCAAGGCCACCAAGTCCGACGCCGACACCATGGGCGCCTACGTGGGCACCATGTACAACCTGTTCAAAGGCCAGGCAGACGCAATGGGCAAGGGCGAATGGGTTGAAAAACTCGGCGGGCAGACCGCCCTGGCCGTGCAGCTGTTCCGCACCGACGGCGCCCAGCTCAAGGACGCCTTTAAGGAAGTCGGCTCGATCGCGACCGCTGCCGGTGTCGATATCGCCGAACAGTTCGCGGTGATCGGTTCGCTGAGTAGCACCATGGAAGGGGGCGACGCCGGCGGGCGCTATAAGGCGTTCTTCGAAAATCTGGGGGCCGCGTCCGAAAAAATGGGGATGAAGTTCACCGACTCCAACGGCAAGGCGCTGCCCATGCTGCAGATCATGGACAAGCTGCAGGGCAAGCTGGGCGACCTGACCAGCGCGTCGGCCAGCGCCAAGCTGATGGACGCATTTGGCGGGGAGGGAGCCCAAGTGATCAGCTCCCTGGCCAAGGACACCGACCGCTTGCGCAACAGCATGGACAAGCTGGGCAAAGTGCGTGGTCTTGAGGACGCGCAGAACATGGCCATGGCCATGGTCGACCCGTGGCAGCAGTTCGGGGCAGCGGTCGAAGCGCTGCGCATCGCCTTTGGCCAGGCGTTGATTCCGATCCTGACGCCGCTGATGGCCAAACTATCAGGAATCGCCGGCACCATGACCCGCTGGACGCAGATGTTCCCCAACATCACCCGGGTGATCGGCATTGTCACGCTGACGATTCTGGCCCTGATTGCCGTCATGTCCCTGCTGACCTTCGCCGTCGGCGCCGGCCGTATGGCGTGGTTGGCCATGGTGACGGTCTGGAAAGTGGTGCAGATGATCAGCCTGCGAACCACAGCGGTATTCATCCTGCAGAAGGCTTTCATGCTGGGTTACATCACCGTGGTGTACGGCCTGACTGCGGTGCTGGGTCTGGTTCGCGGCGTGATGCTCATGTGGCAGGGCGCGATTTGGCTGGTCAACGCCGCGCTGCTGGCCAACCCGGTGGTGTGGATCGTGATCGGCGTTATGGCCCTGGTCGCGGCGGTGATTGCGGCCGTTGTGTACTGGAATGAGTGGACGGACGCGCTGATGAACAGCGAGGCGTTCAAGTGGGTCAGTGATCAACTCACCGCGCTGTCGGAGTGGTTCGCTTCGATGGGCGGTTGGTCCGGGATGGCCAAGGCCGCATGGGACGGGATCGTCGCGATCTTTCACACGGCCATCAACGGCCTGATCGAAATGCTGAACAAGATCCCCGGCGTGGACATTGAAACCCGCTTTGGCGCTATGCCCGAGGTTCCCGGTACCGACATCGGTGTCAACAACGTGGACGCCACTGCAGCTGCGCAAAAGGCCCAGCAGACCATCAACGCGGCCATTCCGAGCCTGTCGCCGGCGCGCCCTAACGCCGTGCCCCAGGGCGGGCTGCTAACCAGCATCCAAAACAACAACAGCAGCCAGAACAAAGGCATGCACGTGGAGAAAGTCGAGATCCACAACAGCAAGCCTATGACGTCCCTGGAGATGGAAAACATGGTCGCCATGTCGGTGGGCGGATGAGCGAATACATCGATCTGCTGATTGCCGGCAATGACCTGGTGCTGGACCCATCGCGTCAGCCGCTGCTGATTGATGACCGGGCCAGCATTGCCCAGGACATCGCTCACATGATCCGCGACAGCGGCCTGCTGGTCACCCTGGTGGCCGAGCGCGATCGGCTTAAGCAGCGCGACTGTATCCAGCAACTGGAACTGTTGGTGGAGGCTGATGAGCGCCTGGTGCCGGGCACCGCGCAGATCACCCAGCTGCAGCCTGGCCAGTACCTGGTCACGGCGACAACCCTGAAATTCGGCAACATCGAGGTGGATTTGTGAGCGACGTAGATTTCAAGCAGGCGCTGGCCGACGCCGGCATTCCCACCACCGAGGCCGGGCTGCAGCAGGCGTGGGAACAAGAAGTGGCCGCCCAGGGCAGCAAGCTGAGCAACACCAGTGCCTACTCTCCGTTCTGGCGGGTGGTGCGCGCCCTGGTGACCAAGCCGGTGCTGTGGATACTGGATTTTTTCGTGGCCACGGTGCTGCCGAACTTTTTCGTCAAGACCGCTGCGGACGCCTGGCTCGACATGCTGGCCTGGGCGGTCAACGTCGAGCGCAAGGGCGCGACCAAGGCCAAGGGCTTTTTGCTGTTCACCCGCGAAGCCGCCGGCGGTGCGCTGGAAGTCCCGGCCGGCACCCTGGTGCAGTCGGCATCGATCAATGGCCATATCTACCAAGTGGTGACCACGGCTGTGGGCATTTTCGGCGATGGGCTGATGCAACTGCAGATCCCGGTCGAAGCGGTCGACACCGGCGCCGGTTTCAACCTGGCCCCGGGGTATTACGCGATCTTGCCCGTGCCGGTGCCGGGCATCGCCCAGGTGGTCAACAGCGACGGCTGGTTGACCACACCTGGTGCAGATCCTGAACCCAATGACGAACTGCGCCTGCGCACCCGTAATCAGTTTTCGGCGGTCAACCAATGGCACACCGACGCGGTGTATCGCGCCATGATTTCGGCCTTCCCGGGCGTGCGCCCCGACGGCGTGTATTTCGAGCATGGCGCGCCACGTGGCCCGGGCAGTGCCAATGCCTTTGTGCTGTTTGAAGCGGACGTGCCGGCGGCGACGTACCTGGAGCAAATCAACGCGCATATCCGCGACCAGGGCAACCATGGCCACGGTGATGACCTGTTGGTGATGGTCATGCCCGAGACCCAGCACGTGCTGCAGCTGGAGATCTGGCCGCGCTCCACGCTGACCACCGAGCAGCGTGAAACCCTCAAGGACAACGCCGCGCTATTTGTGCGTGCGGCGTTTCGCGACAGCACGGCCAGCGACTACCAGCCGACGCTGACCTATCCGCAGTCGCGGTTTTCATTCAGCCGCCTGGGCGAAGAACTCCACCAGCAGTTCGCCGGTATCGAGTCGTTGCGCTTCGCCACGGCCGACATCGTCGCCGAGCTGAACATTCCGCGTATCCAGAGCCTGGAGGTGCTTCTGCATGATTAAGCTTGAACTGCCGTTCTGGCTCGATGGCACCGAGCTGGCCAAGCTCAAGGCAGCGGCCCAGGCCTGGTGGGAAAAGGTCGAGGGCTGGCTGCGCTGGCCCTTGCTGCAGATGGACGCGGACACCTGCCACCTCACCGTGCTGGACCTGCTGGCCTGGCAGCGCGATATCACCCGCTTCAAGGGCGAACCCGAGGGTTTGTATCGCCTGCGGGTCAAGCACGCGTTTATCAACGCCGTGGACGCCGGCAGCACGGCCGGCATGAAACGCGTCCTGGAGCGCCTGGGCGTCGGCTACGTCGAGATCGAGGAGCGTCAGCCCGATCGGGATTGGGACGTGGTGCTGCTGCGCTTTTCCGATTCGCAGCTGTCGCAAAACCCCGAGCTGCTGCGCGTTCTGATCCAGCAATACGGCCGCACCTGCCGCCGCTATGACTTCTCCACCATCACCCCGGTGCAGTTATCCGTCGGCATCGTCCACTTCCACGACGACCAGCAAACGCTGGTTGCCAGCCTGTAGGAGCCCCCATGGGAGCCAGTATTACCCTTGCAGGTGAAAGCCTGATCGCGCAGAAACAAGCCGCCAACACTGGGCTGAAGGTCGCCAAATTCATTTTTGCCAACGTCCCCGGCCTTGACCCGAACGGGCCGGTTGACCGTGCCGCCGCCAAGCCAGCAGCAGCGCAGATCGTGTACAGCTATGTGATCCCAGACGCCAACGCGGGTTATGTGAACCCTAATCAAGTCGTCTACAGCGCGCAGATCGGCTCGGACGTAGGCGATTGGGATTTCAACTGGATCGGCCTGGAGAGTGCCGAGGGCACGTTGTTTGCCGTTGCCTATGTGCCCGTGCAGCAAAAGCGCCGCAATATTCCGCCCCAGCAGATCGGCAACAATCTGACACGCAACTTCCTGGTGGTGTTCGACGGCGCCCAGGCGGTGACTGGCATTACGATCGATGCCAGCACCTGGCAGCACGACTTTACCGTGCGCCTGGCCGGCGTTGATGAGCGCGAGCGCCAGAGCAACCGCGATGTATTTGGCAGGGCCTGCTTTTTCGGTAGCTCCCTGCAGGTGGAAAAGGTCGGCAGCGCCTATCAGCTCAAGCCCGGAACGGCGTACATCGAGGGTGTTCGTGTTGTGCGAACCACCGTACTAGCTATCGCACCGCCGGCACTGCCAGCCACGGCATGGCTGGACGTCTGCCTGCAGCGAGAAATGAACGACGTGGTGGCCACCTGGCAGGTCGTGTTTGGCGCTGACAAAGCTGACTACACCGATAGCCTTGGCACCAAGCACTATTGTGTGGCTCTCGCTGACCTGGTGAGCACCAATACGCTGACTGATCGCCGATCGGTTGAGGCCATCAGCGGCCCGTTGGTGGCTCATTTTGCTGCGCGTGTTGGCGACTACGAGCTATTGCGTGCGAGAGCCACGACTAAGGACGACGTGGACCTGGACCAGATCCCTAATGCGATCAGCGATGACCAGGACACCAACAGCAGCGCCATTCTAGCGACCACAAAGGCGGTCAAGTCTGCCACTGCGCTGATCTGGACCGGCATCGCCAATATCATTTCCGGCGCCACAATGGTGGGCAAGGCTGCCAAGTGGGCTACGGCTCGCAAGATCACCGTCACCGGCGCCGTAACCGGGAATGTCAGCATTGATGGCAGTGGGGACGTGTCCCTTGCCGTCACGCAAACCGCTGCGTCGGAAGGCGTGGTGGGTGGTGCCAAGGTGGCGACTCAAGCGCTGACGGATGGTGGTGTGGATGACACCGTGTTTGTGAGCCCAAAAAAACTGCGCTGGGGGTTCAGTGCGAGCCTGACCACCAACGGCTATGTGGTCTTTCCTACCTGGTTGGCCGGCTTCATTATCCAGTGGGGTGAAGGTGTGGTGAACGTGTCAACGGACTCGGTGCAGACAGTTGCCTTTGCTTTGACCTTCCCGAATGCCTGTTTTCAAGTGTTCCCATGCACCGTAGCTACCGGGTCGACGGATGATGCACATTACATTCTTACCGGCAAGACACTGTCCGGCGCCACCTTCAAACAAGAGTCGGACAACCTCTCTGCTCACAATATCAAACCCGCTTTTTTTGCAGTGGGGCGCTGACTGATGAAAAACTATTACGCACCATCCACTTGTGGCTTTTATCGCGACTTGATCAATCTGGAGATACCAGCGGATGCGATCCTGATCACTCAGGAAACCTATCGGTTGCTCGCGCTTACGCCGTTACCAACTGGCTTCGCGGTTGGGCTTGATTTGGCTGGCTACCCAGCGTTGGTAACCGTAACGCCCAACCTTGATGACGTATATGCGCTAAAAACGGAACAGATCAACCGGAGCTGTGAGCGTGCGATTGTTGACGGGTTTTGGTCAGGCGCCCTGGGCGAGCGCTATCTGTACAACAGTCAGCTTGAAGATCAGATGAACCTGGTCGGAGTAGTTTTGGCCGGCCTGGACAGTTCCTATGCCTGCCGCGATGAACAGGGGGTCAATGAGTTTCGTCCGCACACCATCGCGCAATTGCGCCAGGTCAGTGATGATTTCACTTTGTTCAAGTTCCAGTTGCTGCAGCGTGCCAGCGTGCTCAAGCAGCGACTTGACCAGGGGCTGGCTGCCAATGATCTGAACGCCCTGGATGCGATCACCTGGGAGACACCGCTTTGAGCGCCTGGGCACCGGTGACCATGCGCTGGCCTGAGCAGTCCACACAATGGATGGGCGACCTGGCAGCGTCCCAAGAACTGGCGGGCAGTGAGTTGGCCAGCACCAGCCAACGCCTGGCCGGACTGGATGGCATGACCAGCACCAACCCGGGGCCGGTGGGTGATGCGGCGAAGGGCGCGATCGAGGCCGGCCGCGCCGCACTGGCGGGGCAGATGGGCGAGGCGCCGGCGTGCCTGGCCGTCACCCCATTTCAAAGCGGGGTAGGGCAGGGCCGTGGTCACCAACGATTTCTGTCGGCGCCGAACTTGCTGCAGCAGCTGGCCGCCAAACTGGACGACGCCAGTGACAGCGGCCGACCGGCTGGCCCTCAATATGCGCTGTCGCTGATGTTCCTGGGCACGCGCCTGGATCAGTTCGCCGAGACCCTGGCGCGCTTCAATGCCCTGCTGCCGATCCCTGACCTGGTGCGCGCTGAACGTCGGGCGCGCAATCTGTCGCGGCTGGAGGCCGAAAAGTGGGAGATCCCCAGCGCTGGGCCTTTGCCGCGCTGGTCTGCGCTGCCCCTGGATCGCTGCACGGTGGTCAAAGCGGCCAAACAATCCATGGCAGGCCAGATCGCCGTCTTGGAGAGCTACGCGGCCGACAGCTCGCCCATGGGCGATCTGGCCGCACTGGCCGGGCGCAAAGCGGCCCAGCAGTTGGACCGCGACAAACAGTTGAATGATTTGAAAGCCCTGCTGGCCGATGGCAATGCTGACCACAGCATGCGCGCGCGGATCCTGGGCCCAGGTGACAACAACGAGCTGCGCCGCGCCTTGCTGGAGGGCGACGCACCTGGTCATGAATGGGTGCTGTGCGCTGGCGTGCTGCTGGTGGGCTCGCTGGATGGTTTGAGCTTTGTTCGGGAGTTGGTCGGCCTATGACGCTATTACTCGACGGCCAGCAAATCATGGGCAAACGCCTGAAAATCACCGCCAACCTGCGTATCGAAAGTGATGATCTGTCCGGGCAGACCAGCAACAGTCAGACCGCCCACAAGGGCTTCAAGCCCAAAACCCTGGCGGTGTCGCTGACCATCCCCTTTGTTGACCAGGTGCAACTGCGCAGCCTGATGCGCTTGGCCGAGGCTACGGCCAGCGGTGGCCAACTGCACATGTACCGGATCGTCAACGACACCGCCACCGCGTTCGGCATCCGTGAGGTGCAGTTCTCCGACGGCGTGAGCGCCCGGGAAGACGACACCCTTAACCAATGGCTGGTGCAGTTCACCCTGTCTGAAAAGCTGTCCAACCCCGAGCGGGTGGAAAGCCGCCGCGCCGGCAACAGCGTGACGGCGCAGTCCGGCCCGGGCTCGGCCGTTGGCGGTGCCGCTGGAGGGGGCGAAGGTACCGGCACCCCCGAGGAATTGAGCGGCTTCGAACGAACCTTGAAAAAGGTCGACACCTGGCTGGGTCCGACAGCATGAAACTGCACCAGGTACTGACGATCAGCGGCACGCCTTACACGCTGATCAAGGGCGAAGTACGGCTGGACCTCAAAAGCCCCGGCCGGGGGACCTTCACCATCCAGGCAGACGCCCCAGTCAAAGGTCTGGTGACCCTCGATGTCGGTTACAACGACGGTCCCCTGCAGCGCCACTTCATTGGCTTTGTTGAGCGCTCCACGGCGATCAACAGCGTGCAGCAGATCCTTGTCTGTCGCGAACTGGCGGCGATCCTTTCCCAATCCATGCCGCTAAATCTGCGCCACGTCGACCTACAGGGCGTACTGGCCGAGGTCAGCGACAAGACCGGTCTACGTTTTCGCGTCCCGGACAAGGCCTATGCCAAGGTCAAGGCGCCGTATTTCTACAGCCTGGCTGCCGGCTATCTGGCCATGGACAGCCTTGCCAGCGTGTTCAGCATTCCCGACTTCATCTGGCAACAGCAGGGCGACGGGGAAATATTTGTGGGCAGTTGGGCCGACAGCTTCTTTGGCATCCGCTCGCCGCTGCAGCTGCCGGTCGAATTGTTTGACGGCTACCAGGGTAACCAGAGTGCAATGATCGCGGCCCTTCCAGGACTGCGCCCAGGTGCAACCATCAACCAGGGCGAGAGGATCACCAGTGTGACCCTCGCCGGCAACCAAATGGCGATCAAATGGACGACGCAATCCGTCGCAGCGTAGAGCGACAATTCCCCGAACTCACCGGCGGCTACCACCTGCCACGCTTTGGCCGCGTGGTGGCCGTGCCTGATGCACCGGCCGCACCTGGTCTGTGCGACGACTTCCGGCCGCGCTTTGGTGTCGACGTGGAAGTACTCCTGCCCGATGGCGAGCCAGATCCCGCGCTGCCGATCCTGACCGGCCTGCCGCTGCCGGCACCGATGGGTGGGCAAGAGGCGGGCATGTTTGGCTTCCCGGAAGAGGGCACCACCGTAGTGGTCAGCTTTGCCTACGGCCTGCCGCATAAGCCGTTTATCACGCAGATCCTGCCCCACGGCCTGAGCCTGCCCCGGGTGCCGAAGGGCGACCAGGTGTGGCAGCACAGCGAAGCCTGCCAGCAGCGCGTCGACGCCGATGGTAACTGGTTGCGCCAAACGGACGGCAAGATCCAGGACAAGGCGATCGAGCGCGAAGTGGAGGCGATGCAGAACACTGAGAGTTTCCAGAGCCACACCAGGACGGTGGACGACCATTCAAGCGAATCGGTGGGTGGGATCAAGAAGATCGAGGCGCTGGGCGCGCTCAAGCTGCTGTCGGGAGGATCTGCGAGCCTGGCGGCGGTGGATGATTTGCATCAGGCGACCGGGCGGGATTTGAACCTGGTGGTGGGGCAGAAGCATAACGCCACGGTGGGTGGCGATATGGAGGAAAGGATTCAGGGGCTGCGTAGAAGTGTATCGGCAGTCAGCCAGCATATGGTCGCGCCCAAGACGTGGTTGGGATCCGGCGGGGTGAACGTCCTGCAGGTGCTAGGTGACTTGCTCGACCTGGTGCAGCAAATGAATACCCAACTTGCTGCGCATACCCATGTACCAGGGCCGACACCAAGCCCTGCGGACGCCGCTCAATTCAGCACCAAAGCAGCCCTAGCAAAGGTGCTTGCCGATAAGCTCAAACCGATTACAGCCTGACGGTGGGTTGGATTTCCCCCAAGCCAGGCTGTTCTAAATAACTACGCCGCAGATGGTGCGAGCTTTGGGCTCAAAACATTTCTGAGGCGTTTTTGCATTGGTAATTCAAAGAGGTAGTAGCTAGCAAAACATAGCGGTATGAGTATTGATATAAATACAATGAAAGATGATTTGGTGTAAAAATACTCGCGGTCAATTCCAAGCATGCCGGCAACAATTATGAAAAACAATTGAAGTGGGAAGTGAATAAGATATGACGAGTAGCTTAGATGCCCAATGAACGAGAATCTACGGCCTAGGCTGCCTCTGCGTGTTTCAATGAGCGCGAGCGATATGATCGTCATAGGAAACAGAAGAATGGTAATTGCATAGAGCCATCCTTTGTTGGCGATCAAGACAATAATATCTTGAAGCTTCTGCGGGGCTATATTACCTAGCAGCTCCATAGAAACCTTTGAGGGTAATCCTGTTTGAAACTCTAGAACCACCCACAGCCAAGAAGCCGTGACAACGAGCCACAAAGCAGGGGCTAGCCGATTCTCAGAGGGTGACTGCCGAAGCCAATTGTACGCATGGAAGGCGATCCCTCCGGCAAAAAAAGACACTACCCCGCGCCCGATCTCGCTGTTTACCTTGGCGAGTCCCATACCTAAAATCACCAAGATAATGAGAACCGGGACACGTGCCTTTCCCCATATGCAAAGCATGAAAAATGCTACGTACAAAAGGACTTCAACCGATACAGACCAAATTGGCCCGTTGAAAGAAACTCCATTTTGTAAGCCCCAGTTTGAAGCCATGAATATATTCAAAACAAAATGGTATATGTCATTGTTTACGTATGTGAAGAATGCGCCTTGGGACGAGTGATAAATGTATTGCCCAATGATGACAAGGGTTAGAGTTAAAAAGTGTAAGGGGTATAGTCTCGAAAATCGCATTACAAAGAATTTGTAGCTGCTGATTTCTTTGGCTGCTACAGAGTTTGCATATAGCCAAAAGAAAACAAAGCCCGACAAGGAAAAGAAGAAGTCTACTGCGAGCCATCCCCAGTGATAAAAGATTGACAGCTGCTGATAGAACGGCTGGTCGACCATACTATAGCTGGCGGTTTCTTGGCCCGCGTAAAGGAAGTGCTGCCAGTGCCAGAGTAGTACAGTCAGCGCTGCAATGCCTCTAATTACATCTAACGAATAAAAGCGGGACGGGATTGGCTTATTAAGCAAGTGCATTCAAACAGAACTCATTTCGGATTCAAACACTAATAGGGGCGGTGATTCATGCGTGCTCCTGCATGAAAGTCGACACACAATAGTACTTTTCCGTACAAATCCTAAGCACTTCTTGCTGATGCAGCCTATTTACCCCCTGCCTAGAGGGGAGAATGGAGAATTTGCCGCATTGGGGTTGCACCCATTCAACAGGAGGCCGGGGCCCAAGGGTGCTGTGGATGCCTACTCTGATCGCTGAATCCGGCGTCGACGGCTTCCATCCCGCCAGCCGAGCAACCACCACCACCATCTATTGAAACGACCAACGGTGTAGAACTTGTCGCCGGTTGCAAGAGCAACAAATAGGCAGTGCCTAGAAAAATCGCCCTTGGCACACTGGAGTCGAAAAGCCTGGCTAGTGCTAATAGGTATGGAAGCTTCGTCTCTTGGGTCAATACGAACTCTTAAGCTATGTTCCCCCAGCAGTGTGCTGCGGTGGCCGTCCGGTCCAACGAAGCCGATGTCCGTTATCGTAACCGCGTGAGGGCTGTTATTGGTGACATATAAAACGATGCCCCGTTGGTCCCCTCCCTCGTAAAGGCTGAGCGAGTTTCGATTTAGGCGGTACGCTAACCCGGATAGCAATAGTGCCAGCCCAGCCACCACGAGCGCTCCCAGCGCAATAAGGTCGCTGACTTTGAGGTTGTAGCCCCACATTGTGACGGTTTCCATCTGCAGCCTCCGATCTATTATCCTGCCTGCATGCTAACGGCGATAAAAACTCAGTGGTAAGAAAAAATCTCGTGAAAAAAGCACTTATCCCCCTCCCGCCGACGGGGTTTGCGTCCTTTTTTTGTGCAAACCCAGATGTGGTGCAAACGAACCGGCAGCCCAGGCGGGACGGGGGGCTCTAGGGGCGGGTGGCAGTTTCATAGATTGCAAAGTTTTGAAGAGAAGTGCAGTGCGACTGCATAGAGGTGCAGCTGACTATCACGGACGGGGCAAGGCTGGAGGCCCCGGGTTCATTGATCCGTACACAGAAAAATATAGGAATGTGAGTGTTTTCCAAAACGAGATAGATCTTTTTTCTCGCCGTCCGTGGCTGCCTTCGATGAGGTCGAAAGCTGCCATAAGCCATGGATCGTGTGGGTTTCGCCGAGATTGGGGCATTTCACAATTTGTCTCGATTCCTTAACTGGCGCCTGATCTTCTCAATCGAGCCAACCCTTGCTTGATATGCCCCGCGTTCTCACCGAGCGCCTCTAAGGCACCACGCACGTTTTCACCTACTTCTACTGAGCCTTGCTGTTCCAGGCGGAGCGTGAGTTCCATCACAGCGGCTTCAAGTGCCAACTGATTTTCATACATCCTTTCAAGCACATCTGAGAGCGAATATTCATGCGCCATACGACGACTCCTGTTCGTTACACCTCATGCTAGTCGCCAGTTCTAGGACGTGCCCATTTGATGGCTATTTTGGAACCAGGGCTGGGAAAAAGGTAATTTTGGTTAGGAATGGCACTAGCCCTGCTGTAGGCCCCGTATTCCGTGGGTTTGACGTATTACCTTGAGGGGTAATATTTGGTAATGGCAAAGGTAATATTTGTCCAAGTGCCCGATTTTGCTGGGGATTGAGGCTGGCAGGAATTACTCGGTGTAAAGGTAATGACCTAACCTATAAATTACCAAATTATTACCTTTCTAATTATCCTTCAACCTACTGAATTTAAAGGGTTTTATTCTATTTTTCTAAACGTATTACCAATATTACCTTTTTCCCATGCCTCAACATAAATCGCAACGGATGATGTCATTCGACCCCTTTCCACCCTCGCGCACTAAGTTGGTGCAAAACCCATGGGACTACCATGGGACTGAGAATGTCTGTTTTTCTGAGACGGAGCATCGCTACAGCCCGCGTAAACCGGGTACTTGCATAATGAAAGTGACTTTGCGGGTAGTTTCGAATCTCTCCTTCACCGCCACATTCGATGTAGACAAGACCCCTGGTTTCGAAAGAAACCAGGGGTTTTTTCATTTCTGCGATGTAAAAAAACGCCGTGATTGTTTTTTTGCCCAGCAGATGCCTGGCATGCGAGCACCGGCTGCCCAAACAAAAACACCGGGCAATACCCGGTGTTTTTGTTTGGCGCGCTGCGCTTTACTGCGCGGTTTTCAGCTTGATCACATCACCAGAGATCTTGGTGGTGTAGCCGCTGAGCACCCAGGCCCAAAACCATTTTTCCTGGATCTGAGTGTTGATCAGTGCATCGCCGCCTTTGGCCTTGATGGCTTCATCCTGGGCGCGTACGAAACGGCTGTTCTGGCCAATCGGGATGATGCCGAACAGCATGATGCCGGTGGCGCTGGCTTCGCTGTGGCCCAGCACGGTGTATTGAGTGCTGTCGTATTGCGGGGATTTGATGGCGGTGCCGGTGCAACCTGCGAGGGTGAAACCGAGAACGGCGGCTGCAACCACTTTACTGACGTACTTCAC